TGCCGGTGCTGTAGTAGGACTATTGCCCAAAGCATATAGTTCTGTCGTTCCGGTCATTGATACACCGTTCTTTGATTTACTGATAGTAAACCGTCTTGTAACGCTTGCACCTTTATAAGATACCGTAAAATCGACATATCCATCATCTGGTGTAAGATTGGTCACACGATAACATTTCGTTGTCGTATCCCATGTTCCTGTTAATCCAGAAGAGACAACCGGAACCGAATATGATGCGTAATCAGATACGTGCGTGTTTCCATAGTACACTTGCAAGTATGTAAAACACTCACTGTAATCTGGAATCATACCGTCTGAATCAGCAGTAACTGAAACAGCTTCGTTTGAAAGAACAACTGTAAGTCCGGCAGTATCATCTACAACAGGAGTAGATTGCTGATCCAGAACCGTTATTACACCACCGGCATGATACAATGTGCATCTAATGTTTGTTGCTGTGATGTGTGAACCTAGTAAATAATCTCCGTTTGCCTTGGTGACAAGTTTGTCCCCATTAGATTTTCTAATAAGTTGATCGCCGGTTGCGTATTTGCACGATGTTTCATCTTGGGATGATGTATAGACGGTAGTCCAAACCTCACCATTCTCTAACTCTTCAATCTTAAATCTTCCGGCATAAGGTTGTCTCGCTTCGTCACCGTCACGATAATATGCTTTCCATGTTATCGAACCAGGGGTGACATCTCCCATTGCTGATCTCGACAAAACCGCTGTTGACGGCTCAAGAATATATACTCTTCCCGATGCCCCTGGATCACCTCGGTCACCTTTATCACCTTTGGCCCCGGCAGTACCTTGTATTCCTCGCACACCTTGCTTTACCTTTGCAACGGTAAATCTTTTCGTTGCTGTCAGAGAATTAAGGTATGTCGCAGATACATCTACCCATCCAGTATCTGCCGAAAGTCCGGTGACTACATATGTCTTTGTATTCGAATTCCACGTTCCGGTGATGGCAGAACTTGTATTAACAACATATGTACACTGAGTCGTGATATCATTATGACCAAGAAATGTCTGGACGGTTGTTTGGATTCCGGAAGGAAATGTCGTATAATTGCCATCCGCATCTGTGGGAATACTATCGTACTCGTTCGACAGAACCACATTCAGTGCTTGCGCTCTTCTAGCTTCCTCAAGAGCCTGATTTGCGACTGTATCATCTGTATACTTAACTTTCTCTTCCCAATCATTGGCACTATATGCCTGATCAGATTCTTTCCCATTTGTACATATGAGGATTGTTCCATCATTCTTGATCCAGAAGTCACCTTCTTCGTAAGGTGGAGTAGGAACATTCATGAAGTTTCTTATTTTATTGTCTGCTGTTTGCTGTGCTTTTTGCGCTGCTACTAAAGCTGCTGCTGCTGCCGTATCGGCAATTACTTTCCAAATCCATGTGTTATTTTTTTTGATAAATCTCCAAGCATCACCGGTATCTACATTCGTGAAGGTGTCACCTTCATGCTCTTGTCTCAGTTCTTCTGTTGTCCAATCAGATGCCGGAGCGTTATTCAGTGTTGGATTGTAGTTGTAATACCACGAATCAATCTGACCATCTAACTGTGCCTGAATATCATCAAATGCCTGTGCCACTTGCTGTGAGTATGCTGTCAATTGTCCATCTGAATAAGTTTTCACTGAATCAAGTGCGTCAGACATACTCTGGCTTTGTACTTGATTGTAACCACCGATTATTACACTACCTGCTCCGATAAATACTGAACCACCGGAAGTGCTAGACTCTTTCGATGCAGAAAAGATGATATTGTTATTGTTGTCTCGGATAACAAGCGTTCCGGCATTAATCCAGTCAGCATTGATTCCTTCTGCCTGGAGAAGTCTTACTATGGCATCTCCATCAGCAGTGATACCGGCATTCCATGTCTGACCACCGTCTGTAGAAACTGTTCTAGTTTCAGCGGTTTCCTTCCATATTATAGAGGACTCTGCTATGGTCGGTTTATCATGCTGATAATATATAAAACTGCCATCAGGCTGTTCTTCCGCAGTCATGTACAGACCAGAGGAGTTATCAACCTTGATACTCAGTTCTCTCAACGCTTCTTCTCTGGAAGACGTTTCATTCTGTACCATCTTCCTGAGTGCAACAAACGATTTTGTAGCAGCCCCATATTTCGTAGCGGAATTTCTAGCCGGAGTTTCTGCATCGCATCGAAGGTCTTGCCAATCATCAATTGCAAACGTACTTGATGTGATATAGGACTTGTATACTGCATTGTCAATTGGACTGATGAAATACATCCGGTCCCCAGCTTCGATTGTCGGGTCATTTAGTGTGGTAACACTCATCGGACGGAATCTCATCCCGATACACCGTTCACCAATCAGATCCGCAACAGTTCCTTCGTATCCTTCTTGTATAAACGGATTTTCATCCACACCAAGGACATAACCCTCAGTGCCAGCCAAAGCTGAAATTGTATCTTGGTCACGCTTATTCGTTACTCTAATGCCAGTAATGACCACATCATCCATCTGAACCGTATGACTTCCTGTATGCTGAATCCTATGGATCTTCGTAACGATGTTTCCATCGATGAAATCTTCATCGGTAGCCTGTGTAAGGACTACGATGTAATCACCACTCTTTGTGGTGATATAATCACCGGCAGATTTTGTAATCAGCTTTTCTGTAGTCGTGATATCGTTTGTATCATACCATTCAATCACTAACTTATTGGAATTGTTTATTCTGGCAAAACAACACGATATCTGCGATATGTACGAAATTACATCCAAGCACGACAATGCTTCGTCTTCCGGTCTGTTCGGAATCACAAGGTCATGTCTCGGAAAATTCTGTGTGCTGAGTGTAACACCGCAGTAAGAACAAATATCATGAACAATAGTACCCATCGATGATGGATATATGGTCTGTACTTCACTATATGGCTTATTGAATTTATACATATAGTCAAGACATTCCAAGGTGACTAGACTTGTGTTCTGACCTACAGCTTCGGTTACAACATAGTTACCACGATTAACCTTCTCGATAGTACCATTCGGAAGTTGAAGTCCTATCTGAATGTTAACCAGGGCATCATCAAAAACATAATCCGTAAAGTCACCGTATACATTATTTAGCGTAAGCGTCAACTTACTTGCAATTGCTGAACCGATGGAAAAAGAAGAGGAATCCGATACAGACTCCTCTATCTTCACTCCGTTTGCCCATATATGCTCGTTCGTAACGGAAAGTCTAGTCCCATCAGTAAGTGTAATAGTTGCGTATGCAAGGTAGAGACGATTATCGTTATTCAGTTCATTCTTAAAAGCATCTGATACATTGATCATGTCTTTACCTCTCAATGATGTTCAACTGGATACTTTCGTACCGCTTGTTGTTAACCATCCATACCTTTACCGGAGCGGACTGCTCACCGGAATAAAATGTCTTTGTAGTAGTCCCACCATACAATGGGTCATAATATGTTACAGAAAAATACTCCGGAGAAAAAGCACTCAGAATCTGTTGTGCTTCTGCCGGAGTAGGCATTGCCCAGGTAAGGTCGATTTTTACCTTTCGTGCAACTCTTTGCTTCTGCATTAAAGCGTCTTCTGTTCTACCGGCATTTGCAGCCGATACATCTTCTATGTGTACGGTCATGGCAGAAGGTGATTTGATGTATCTACCATTGACCGCTATCATATTTGTATGATATCCCATCTCAAACCACCCTCTCAGAATGCTGCGTCTACTTTAAATCCTCGACCAGCCATCTTCTCACGACCTCTAATTGTTTGTCTATAAAGTGTCTCGCTGTCAGTTCTCCATGTAAACTCAATTACCGGAGCCTGAGTCTGACCACTCTGTCCACCACCAGTTGCCATAAATACTTCCATCATGCCGTCCACAACAGCAGCTCGGATACCTTCTACAATCTGCTGATTATTTGCTACGACATTCTTATGTCCCATAGTACCGACCATTTCAGGCCCGTTTTCATTTGCCCAGAAAAGTTCACCAAAGTTCGGGAAACCACCTTTTGCGTACCAGTTGACAAATATCTCAGGGATCTCAAACCATTGTCTGCGGTCTGACGGCCCGAATTCAAGTCTTCTCCAGTTCCATCCAACATGAGGAACTGCAAGATGCTGACTACTGATACCCCTATTCAATTCAGAGATAACAGCAGAACCGATATTGTAGAACTGACTCGGATTGATTGCACTATTTACTTTTCTGTATGTATTTGTAAACTTATTTGCAATCTTCTGGTCGATATCTTGGAATTTACTTTCAGTAGCATCTACGACTTCTTGGGACTTTGTTTCCATTGTGGATTTGATTAAGCCCATTCCTTTAGCACCCTTGATTGTCCAATCCAGTGCTTTGAATGTATCTACTACAAATCCATGAAGCTTTTCCCATGTATCCTTGAAATTTCCACTAATATCAGAGTTTGTATCTTCGATGTTTTTCTTTGCTGGTTCATATTTTGTTTTGGAATCGGACGATATCGTGTCAAAAGAATTTCCTACATTTGTTACTATGTCACCAAACACAGTTGAAACAGTACTTCCAAGACCTTCAAATAATCCTTTCATCGAACCGGTATTGGTTTCTGTCTTTGTTTTTGCTGAACTAGTAGCCCTATCCACTTCCGCTTCGATAGCTTTCATCGCTTTTTCGGTATTAATGGAAGCATCGCTCGTTTCTGTTTTGATTTTTGTTCCAATGAAGCCGAATGCCTGTTCAACAAATCCTTTTATGCTTGAACTCTTTTGACTGACTACTGTCGAAATAAACTCGAATGCTGTTCCAACAGATGTTTTTATATTTCCACCAATCGTTTCCAGAGCGGTTTTTATGTCACCCATATTGGTAGATACTGTGGTTTTGGCACTCGCAGTCCCTTTTTCAAACGCTTCTGGGAAATGTTTTTGCATAAATTCCACGATTCTATTCGCCGGAACACCCATCTTCTCCATAGCTTCAGTGATTGCACCAAATGCTTCTTCTGGTTTGGCATTTTCCGGAAGGTTCAGAATCAACGATTGCAAGGTATTAAAACTACTTTCAGAATTAGTTGTCCCTTCTGTTATTTCCCAAAGATATGTTAAAAGTGTATCTTTGAATTCACCAAATGAAGAACCGACATTACTAAAATCGAGACTTGTTTTCATAGCATTTGCCTTTGCTGTGTATCCTTCAGTTACAGTTTCAAGCAAACCAATCTGGGTCTGCGATAACTGAAGTTCACCGTTCATGGCAGCGATTACTCTTTCGACTTCTTCGCCTGGAATACCGGCATCTTCAAGTGCTTTCTTTAAAGTCTTGCCAAATGTATCAGCATTCGCACCGGAGTCTTCCAGTGCTTCCATTGTTTTCCATATTACTTCATACTGTTCACCAAGTAATGGTCTTAACTTATCCAGAACAGTTTCTGTAGTAAAACCAAAGTCAGTGATGACACCGTTGCCACCTTTGGCTTTATCCCATGCTTCCTGGATTTTCTGACCAAGAAGAGTTGTTCCGTATATTGCACCGGATAATCCAAGTGCTGTCGCAAGAGGACCAACAATGCCACCAGCAGCAGCCCCTCCACCGGCTCCGGCACCTCCACCACCAGTAGCCCCACCGGCTAGTGTAGTTGCAACGGTTGTGCCAACCTCTTTGGCTGCTTCTTCTGCACCTTGTTTCAAAGATTTAGAAAACAGGCTCTTAATACCAGATACGAGATGTGCAGTTATTGTATGACCAGTGAATGCCTTTACTAGACTATTTGCAAACGGAAGTAACATAGTTGATGTTACTTTAAAAGCAATCAGTCCTAATACGATTTTTCCGGCAATTGATTCGCCAAGTCCTTCAACAAGACCAAGAAAAGCATTTTTGAATACTTCTATGGCTGCTTCTAACAAATCACTCCACGGGACTTCTTGTAACAACTCTGCTATTCTGGAACCGATTGCTTTCCAATCTTCTTGACTTGGTAATGCAGTTTTGATAAATTCAACGATATTTCCGATCCATGCTTTTAGTTCTGCAAATGCATCGTTCCACAATTCGTCATCATCGATTACATCATTTATGAAATCGTGGATATTCTGCGCTATTGTATCCCAGTCCAAATCACCACGAAGCACTTTTAAATATTCCAAAGCACCACGAAGTGATTCTTTTAGGAGTTTCCCTGTTTTATACCAATTTTCTTTATCTCCTAAAGCTCCATTGATAAAGCCGGCTGTAATAGAAGCAAGGCTTTTAAACCCTCCTTCTCTTTTAAAAGCAAGGACTCCACCGCTAATAAGATTCAAACCAGATTTTATGGCTGTGGAAACGGCATTTCCTATTGTTTCTGGCTTGATTTCTTTAATGGCAGATGCTATACCAGTACCAATGTTGGCACCTAATGTCCTCCATTTAATCCCAGTAAGTGTTCTTGTGATAGTTTCTGCGATTTTCTGAACAGCAATTCCTATTGTTTGTCCTGCATAGTTCCATTCAACAGTGTTTGTTAATTTATTAATACCAACAGCTATTTTGTCTGCGAGATTATCCCAACCAAAATTCTCAACTGCATTCCTGATGATATGGAATCCCATATTAATTCCTTCACCAAGAGTATTCCCAATCTTTTTGGTATCAACCTCATCTACCAGACCATTTGCAGCTTCCGCAATCTTTTTACCCCAGGAATCCCAAGAGTCTTTCGTCTCATCTAGGAATCCGGCAGCTACATCGACTGCTGCGTTTATCTTCTTGCCTAACAGTCTTCCGACAGCTTTAGCATCGATTTTCTCCATGAATCCTTCGACTGCTTGACCTATTTTCTTTCCAAGGTCATCCCATTTGACATCATCATAGAAACGGTTCATAGCACCAACAAATGCATTTACTGCTTCTGCCAGTAGTTTACCAAGTTTTCCAGTGTTAAGTTTATCTACGAATCCGTTAAATGCCTGTGCGATCGCACTAGCGATATCCTCCATTTTCTTCTTGAATTTATCGCTACTGATTAAGTCGTACAGCTTGTTAATACCAAGATTGATAAGTTCCGCAATAGATGCCCCAAGTCCATACCAGTCTTTTTTCTTGAATGCATCTACTATCTTCTGGGCAATCTCTTCCGCTTCATTTCCGATACTTGCAAATGCTTCATTCCATTTCTTGGTATACTCATCCAAAAGTTGGTCGAGCATCGTATTTAATTCTGGAGGAACAAGGCTTCCAGAACTACCAAGACCACTAAGAGGATTATCATCATCCTTCTTCTCGTCTTTATCCTGTTCGTTAAGAACATTCAACTCATCAAAGCCAAGGATGGTCTTTTTCAGTTTTTTTGCTTTTTCGTTTTCCTTGTCCAGTTCGTTGCCAAGGTCTTTTGCAGAATCAGTCGTATCACCAAAGTTTGGCTCATCAATTTCGCCAAGAGTATCATCAAGACCACCGATTCCGGTTGTGATGCCACTGATGTCCGCACCTATAAGTCCGGCAATCCACTGAAACAGTTTCTGTAATGCAATGACCACCGCATTAATATATGGCAGTACGAATTTCAAAACCGGAAGAAGAAGACTCCCTATCGTTCTGGCAAGGACTGTTATGTTCTGCTTAATCAACCGAAACTGGTTCGCCGGAGTGTTCAGCGTGGATGCCATATCGCCCCATGCCACCTTGGATTGCTGAAGAATGGCAATCATTCTTAACTGAGCCTTTGTAGCCTGGTTCATCTTAGTGACCGAAGTTGTAAGCCCAGCTTCAAAAGCTACTTGCTGAAGTGTTGCCTGAGAAATATCAACACCCAACGAACGAACAGCCCTTGTCTGACCGGCAAGTGCAGATGCCATCTTCTCATACGATGTCTCAAAGTCAAGGTTTCGCAGTGATGACCAGTCAGCACCTAACATCGTCAATGCAATGGATGTCTTAGTCGCAGCATCAGCAGTCATCCCAAGACCGTTTGCCATCTGAGCAAACTGTGCTTGATACTGCATGACCATGTCTGGGTCCATGCCAAGGGACTTCAAGTCAGTCTTGTATGGATTGCCAGTTTTATCAATAGCAAATCCGGTCATCTGCTGAGTCAGTTTTAAAGATTCTTCCTTGAAAGAATCGGCATATGCCTGTGCGGAATCATAACCTAGCTGTCTCCAATCACCTTCTGCTTCTTCGCCTATCTTTTTAAAAGCTACATCGAAATAGTGGTATGTTTCGATGAAGTCCATTGCACCAGTGGCACCTTTCCAGATACCACTTATAGCGGTCTTCAGAATGTATAATTTAGCAACCAGGCCAGTGACTTTAGAGATGAGTCCCGTCAGACCTTCCTGTGCGACTTTGGCACCTCTGCTAAACAGATTCAGACTTCCAACTGACGATGCCAGATTTTTGTTGAAGTTGAATATCGCTCTTCCGGCAGATAATGGGGCTGTAATCATCTTCCCAAAGGCAGTGAGTCCGGTAACCGAAAGACTCTTTATTCCAGCCCCTAATTGCTGAAATGCTTTGGATAATGCTCTAATCTGTGCTTCTGACTTTCCAAGGTTCTTGGCTGCTGTTGCTGTCTTTTCCATTCCCTTGGAAGCCCCATCAGATGATTGCTTGGTCTGTTTGTACGAAGATGTACATTTCGACAAAGCTTCCGACAAGTTCTCCATCCTGGAAATCAGAGCATCCAGTGACTTGCTACTCGATGAAGCATTAGCCCCAATCTTTATTTCTAGCCTATCGACATCAGCCATCTTCTTTCACCTCGCTTTCATCTATGGTTTTTTCACCATTAAATTGTTTTTGATTGAAAGCAATAGCCCATGCTTCGAAATCCACAACGTCTTTTGGTTTTTTCTTTTCTTCTTCCTGATCCGTATCAAGAAACTCATTGTTGTTAACGTTGTAGAAATCCAATGGTTTATCGGGATATTTCCCTTTGAAACAAGCACCAACCGCTCTGGCAACATAGATACCATTAATCCATGCCAGTTCCTGTTCCGACCGTCTCTTCATTTCCAATTGCTTTTCGTAATATGGCAATTGTCTTGTGAACATCTTTGGAGTCATGTTCCAAAATATCTCTGCCGGAATTCCTACTGCTGTAGCTAATGGAATCCAATATGTCTCTATGTAATCCCAAACCGTCTTTATTCGGCTTTTTCGTTTGATGCTTTTCTCGTTTTCCTCTTGTGGTCCTCCGGAATCACTGCCCTCTTTTGCAGGGCTTTGAAAAAACCCGATTCACTGATTGCTTCCGTAAATGCTTCGTAGATATCATCGAATCCACCACCATTGGCGATGTGTTCTTCCAGAAGTTTACCGGCCCCCTTCAGGTCTTTGCCAGTAATCCATGCTACAATCCCTCTCGTCAGTTTCAGCGGATTCCCCATATCCGAATTCATGTTTATAACATCAACACCCAGATCAGACAAATCGCAAAGTGCATTAAAGTCCAGAGCCGGAATGGTATATTCGATATCATTAATTACGATATTTGCTGTTGCCATAGTGTATCCTCCAATTTTCTCCCACTAAAAATATTTACATAAAAAAATAAGTGGGTGATAGAGAATTTCTACCACCCACAATTCTATTGATCCTTATTATGTCGTTTCAGCAGTAATTACTGTGGACGGAGCACAGGTGATAACCATCTCACGGACAGCATTGACATCACCGGAAGTCACATACACGGAATGCTTGCCCTGCCACGTAAACTTGCCATCTGCACCATTCTCGCCCATCTCAAGAGCGTAATACTGTTCAGTTCCTTCAGATGCCTTAACAGCTGCGAAAGCTGCTTTGGTGTAGTTGCAAGTGAATTCCATGGAATCCAGAGACTGAACACCAAGGCAGAAGGTCTGCATTACGTCTTCCAGATCGGTAGTCTCCAACTGTTCCGGAGCACCACCCAGATTCGGGTACGACTTAATCTTAGCAAGCTGAGACAGAGCGTTTGCAGAAGATCCTGCTTTAAGAACGGTATTAATCGTTGAAATACCTTGGCCCATTATTTATCCCTCCATAAAAAAAGAGACTCTCAAGGATTTGGAGTCTCAATCTCAAATTTCTTAATTTCGTCATTGAAACCAATAACTCTTGTATATCGAGCATCATACCGAAAAATGTCCGGAGACATCGGATTCTCTATCTGGGAAGGACCCATTGCTCGTTGGAAACCCATCTTATGCATCGCCTTGTCAGCAATGCCAATCAGTTTCCTCGCATCCTCCGCAGATACCTTGGAGTAGATATCCACAGAAACACCGCAGTTGATTGCGTTCTCGTCCTCATCCATATCCAAGTCAACTTCCATCTCCGGTCCACCAGTGACGGTCACACAGCAAGCCGGAAACGTTGATTTGACCTTAGATGATGTAGATACAACGAATGGACATTTGTCTCCAAGCTGGATTTTTACATTCGTCAAAATTCTGTTCTGCCAATCAATCATCGCTTTGAAAAACCTCTCTTGCTGTTTCGACTATAATCGACTGAATCTTCTGTATAGCACCAAACACCGGCATTGTAGCTTCCTCACCAGAACCTTTCTGCCAGTTGCCATCTGTATCCATCCACCACCACTCATCCTCATCCGCATGAGTCTGCCCCGGAAACGACCCACGACCCATTCCCAGTTTGGCAGCGTATTCTGAGTTTTTAAGGTTGTCGGCATGAGGACCAGCACCAAACTCTTGCATCAGAATCGGGCTGATGTCTACAGATTTCTCTCCGTCCTTCGTCAACCATGTACGTGTGACAGAAGGTGATGAAGCAATGATTACTGCCCTTGCAGAATACTTAGCCATGCTGACCTTCTTTTCGAAAGTGACGTATGAGCCAAGTTCACCACTCAGTCGAGCAGTTCCGACCGATATACCTTCATCAGCTAGCCTGGATACGAATTTCTCGCATTTGAACTTCAAACTGTCCCGATATGCGATTAACTCTTTCTTAGCTTTCTGAATCTCGTCTACAGAAAGACCAACATATATCGTTTTCATTCCTCATCACTCACATTCATTTGACGAAGTGCATAGTGGATATGGTAATGTCCCTGTGCAATCGCAGCTACTCTGTACTTGGCAGTTTTAGGATCTACACGACCGCTGTTGTCATCAAGAAGCGTAGGCTGTTCATCCCAAATCAATGTCTGCTCATCGATGCCTAGGTCCATCTTTGAAGTTGACATTGTCTTGGAATAACTCGTATTAAGCCCGAAAACATCATTTCTAGCCGTACCTCTTGAAGCACTCAGGTTCGCTCTGGTCATGTGTGGTTTGCCATATACAAGTAACTGTTCGCCAGTGTAGTTACCATCCTCATCCACTTCCGCTATCTGGTCTTCGAAGAATGCGTACCAGACTTTTCTAGTGTTTATCCATGCGTTAAGCATTTATATCACCTCGCATATCGGAGTGACATCACTAAGGATTGTCTGCTTGGTCCACATTCGGGTCGTACCAGCATCTGTAAGCATCGATAATCCTTCAGCACCCATTCGACCATACATCTCAGGGATAATCTCCATTGCGATGTTCGATTTGCGTCTGGTGAAATAACGAAGCACATCTGCTTCAATCATTTCGTCATCGTAAGATGCCGGATAATTGCGAAGATTCTTGTAGTTGTCGATTACCGAATCGATGAGGAGAAGAATGAAATCTTCATCAATATCCTCATCCATCTTATCGAAATATGTCTGGGACAGTTCCAGAAGTTCATCCTTCAACTCATCCATCGTAATCACCTCACTGACGGGGTTTATGGCCCCGTTTTACCTCTTTCTGCTCTACCGAAGCATTGGTTTCTTCCTTCACTGCTTTTGCTTCTTCAACACGAACATATCCATTCCGTTCGAAAACGAAAGCTTGCTGTTCTGTCTGTACTTCAGCAGTGATTCCATCTTTCTCCATACGAATCATATGGGATCATCCTCCCATCTTACGCAGCATCCTTAATTACAGAAATGGCTTCTGCCTTTTCTTTCAGGATGAATGCATCGTAACGAAGTCTGCCCTCGATAAGCCATCCATTAATTCCAGGCGGGTCCTGATGGATCTTGTAGTCCTGAAGCTTAACCGGAGACGGCATTACTGTGTCGTTCGTGATGATGCAGTTAACCTTAGTCGGGAAGTAAGATGTCGGAGCCTTGATAATATACACACCATCAACCTCACCTACAACACCGGTGATTGCGATCTGCTGTGCCATGTCACCCTTCTTGATGAAGTTGTCGGACAGCTTCAGGAAGTTGAGATACTTAGGTGTAACGAGAGCAAAACGACCACCCTGCGGAACTTTTGCATTATCGAGATCTTCCTGTCCGGCGAGGAACAGTTGATAAGCATTCGCTGCGGTTGCAGTAGTATCATGTACATGAGCAACTTTCGCACCAGATGCCAGAGCAGCGATTCTGTAGGTATCAATTTCAGGGATAATTACTTCATCGATCTGTCTGCGAAGTGCAGTACCGGCTTCCATGACCATCATGGTATCGTCATGATTTTTGCGGTCAATCGTGAAAGTAAAGGATCTGTCCTGGGTTACAGTCATTTCTTGGATATCATTCTGAAGTTCTGCCGGAGTGCCATATCTGCTCATACCAGACAGAGTGTAGTTGTTCATCGCTGCTGTCGGGATCGAATAGACAGCTACCGTTGCGACTCCAAGCCAATTATAGTTGTTATTTGTCATACCACTGGTCAGCGGTCCCAGTTTAAATCTTTCGTCTACTTTTTGAGAATATTTCTCAGCGTAGTTCGTTCCAAGTGCCATTTTTCATCGTCCTTTCTGTTTAAAAACGAGCCTTGCCAAAACCCTCCAGAAACGGATCTTTCTCTGCATTTCCACCATCATTACCGGCCTGTGGGTCTGGACGGTTCTTCAGCCATTCCGCTTCTTTCGCTTTCAGCAAAGCTTCAGTGTGCTGCTTATGCACTCTTGCCAGAAGGTCATAGTCACCGGAAACCTCTGCTTCCGCAGCCTGGGTAGCAAGTTCTTCGGTCATACCTTGTAGTGCGTATCTGCTCTTCGCTTCAGCTTTCTTCTTGAAGGTTTCAAGGTCAGCGATATACTGTCTCTGCTGTTCTTCAGCTTTCTGCTTTTCTTCGTTCTGGATCTCTTCCGCAGACTGCTTTTCACGCAGAGCCTTTTTGTACTTCGCTGCCTCGGATGAAGCGTTGTCCAGGCTATTTTTCAGTTTTACTTTCTCGGCTTTTTCTTTCGCCAGTTCAGTCATCAATTCCTCGATGGAAGGAGCTTTTACTTCCGGTTCGATATTGACGTTTTCTTTGGTTTCAGTGGTTTCTGTGTTTTCTAAGACCTTGTTTTCTTCTGCCATTTCTTTATTTCCTTTCTTGCGGTTATAGTCTTCTCTGACTTTCTGCGAAATTTGTAAAGCCCCTTCTCTGGGGTAGAGATTTATATAAAAATAGCTACCTGATGTCAAATCAAGTAGCTACTCCTATGCATTACTTGCGTATTTCCATACAAATCCTTTTGATACATATTGATCGGATACTCGTTTATGTTGTTTTATCCTTCCTGACTCGTTTAATCTGCAAGCCCTAGTGATAAGTGAATAATTAATTCCTGTCTTTTGACTTGCATCGACAGAATTTTCAAACGTATTTATCACTTCTCCAGAAAGACTTATCTGAACAACTTTTCTTGTGTTTGTATGAACAACATTCTTTTTTACATATGGACTAATTGGTTTATTTGTGGTTTTGTCACGGAATCTATTTGCATATTCTATTTTTCTTTTTGGATCTTTGTTTAGATAATATATTGCATTATATGACTTCGTGCACCACTCTAAATTTTCCACATTGTTATTCTTTTTGTTTTCGTCTTTATGATTAACAAATTCGTATCCATTTGGATTATCGATAAAAGCCATTGCAACAAGTCGGTGAACAAGATACCGTTTATGTACACCATTCAAAGACAATGTAATTACTAAATATCCACAATTATGATTGAGAAGAGATAATATCTTTTCTCTTTTTACACCTCTGTCATATAACGACCTAACTCTTCCTTCGTTGCTTACTTGGTATTTACCCTCATACCCTTCAATATCCTTCCAGACTTCCATTTTCCCATCCTTTCAAGCAAAAGAATGGGAGTTGGCAGGAGCATACCCTGCCATTCGTCAACTCCTGTTGTTATGCATTTCGCAGTTATATATTAAAAGCTGCATATATCACGCAACTCTCAATATTGCTTTGAACTGTTCCTCTGTAAGATACCTTACAGTGCATCTGCATGAGATTATTTCTTCCGGATCACCATACATGATATCCTTCGGAAATCTCATCTGACATTCACCTACTTGAAAAAACTCATCTATCCGGATTATCATGCCATCGACTTCAGCGTGTGTTCTTCTCACACGTTCGTCTCTCATGGTAATCCACTCTTTATACATCATCCCGTTCCTGACGGCATCTCTGTACTGTTCATAGTTGAAAACGACATTTGCTTCGTTCTCAGCTATAAACGTTGCCCTGTCTTCTGAGAAGAAATATGCTCCAGTGGCATCTTCCTCTGTGGTCTTTTCATCGAAGATATTGCCTTGGTTACGGACCGTAGCATCGATGATTTCTTCTGCGAAGATGTCCGCATATTTCGTCAGAAATGAATCTGGAACGGTAAATGTTCTAACAGCATTTAGGAATGCATTTGCAAGGTTTTCTTTAGCTGTCTGAATCATGACATCACTCTTATACCGCAGAGCAATATACACAAGTGAGATGATCCAGAACACATCTTGCTGTAGCATTCGTGCAAACTGTTTACGGTCTTCCTTTTCGCTCTCAGGAAGTTCCATCTCATCGAAATATTCCTCAATGTCAATAACTTTACGACTGTTCAGTGCATTGATTTCATCGAATGCGATCATTCTTTCTCACCACCCTGGGAGTAATCGGCTCCGGTCTTCGTACCGTCTAACAGTGGTGAGTTAACACCCTGATCTGTCGTATCCGACATGATCCGGTCATTAAACGGCTGTGAAGAGGATTGTTGAGGTTCAAAAATTGACTTTTGGAATTTTTCGATTGTCTCTTTGGAATCGGCCCATGCCTGTGCGATATCAGGGAACAAGTCAACTACTTGCATTGCAATTCGACCGTTCACACCGGCTTTGATAAGCGTTACCATCGCATTGGTCTTCGTGCCAAGGTCGAAGGTCTTCTGCCGTGTGAATTTCGGCTGGATATCCGACTTCTTCAAATCCATCAAGATGTGTGTACTCGGCAGATAATGGGAATTCCGGATAGCAAGCAGTTCCAGTTCAACGATGTCCATCACAGAACCACGAATGATGTCCTCTTGCTTCGCAGCTACGGCTTCCGCAGCACTCCATCCGGCAGACATCGACATTGCAGTACCGGTTGAACCACCACCAGGATTGCTTTGCAGTGGAACGTAGCATTTCTGAAGGATTGTGTTCCGCTTCTCGATGATATTCGCCTGAACACCTGTGTAATCAAACTTGCTAGACAGCGGTTGAATCATCGGCCTGTTGCCATTTGCAGTGGTTTTTGTCTGCATCCACTGACCGGAAACAGGTTTGATTTTCTCACCAGTCTTCGGATCTATCGGGAAATCAGCATCGTTCATCCACCAGATTTCCTGTGTGTTCTGTGCCACACTATTGGCGAAATCAGATACCTCGATGTTCAGTGAATCGATATCAGATATCTGCCTTTCAAAGCATCCCATGCGGTCGAATGCTCGGATAAACTCGACTACGGGGACTTTGCCAAGTGGATTCGTCTCGCCACTTCGACTTGTTTGTCCCCACGTTTCTACCTTCTGGTTATCGATGATTTCGTAGACATCTTTTACTTCGAACCACCTGTCTTTGGTGATACAAGTGAAGTATCTGGACCCGTTCTTCCGCACCGTATAGGATACGGACATCATCGGAGTCTCATGGATGTCATTCCGATATACGATAAACGTAAACATGGGATTCAGCGTATGTAGGTCGAATACAGACCCACCTTCAACGAAGTCTCGCTTGATATCTACCATCTGGTATCCGATACCGCAGATTTCGATATATCGGGCTAGTTCCTGGTCTTTCTTGTATACCTGTTCATCCTCATTCATCTGATTCAGCAGTGTAATTGCGTCATCATCTGAATCCGGATCATTCGCAGTCAGGTCCCTATCGCCCCTCTGTACAAGTGACTTGGGATTGCCCCAGTTATAGCCTAATTTGAACTCCACGACTTGGTTCGCTACGTTGTCGCAGACTTGAATATCGATGTCAGGTCTGATCGTTTTCTGACGTATCAGCGGTTGTGAACCCTTTTCATAGTTCAGCAGATAAGCCATCTCCTGACGGTTCTGTTCATGGATTCCAAGTGAATCTTGAAGCACTCTAATCACGTTGTCGGAAGTGATCTCCGCAGCATCTGTGTAAATTCTTTTACGACCAAGTAACTCCAAATCTCTCTTCTCATAAGCACCATCTATCTGCATCGGATCTCACCTCCATTCGGGTTTTAAGCATAAAAAAGGCCCATCTTACGATGAGCCTATAGGTATGTCCCACATTTACACTTTACACTATATCATGGGGCAAATGTGACATTCAATGACATCTTTTTATGATTTATATTCGTCCCCAAACATATTCTGGAATTCTAAAAGTGCTTCTCCATGTATGCGTATCGTCTGTCTGTAAGAGTATGATGTGGTGACAGCTATCATCTCAAAAGTGTATCCCTGGACGTATCTCCAGAACAGAACATCTTTGTACTTTTCACCTTTAATCTTGTCGATTTCGTTCATGATTTTCCGTTCCAGTTCAAGTGATTTGTCCACTGAATCCTTTAATTCAGACTCCATATCCAAGATATTTGCCACCATAGATGCCATCTTATCTGGATCACTAGATGATTGCACCCTGACATCGTTTGAATTAACACTTATGGATGTCAGTAATGCTCTCTTATCACGGATTCTAGCCTGAAGTTTTTCAATGTCATGCTTTGCATCCCGAATCTGATTCAGATATTGTTTAGTGGTCATCTCAACACCTCTTTTTGTATCGTATCTATCAGGACTTTCCCGTTCACGTTCGTTAACAACATGAACCAGTCCGATAGAAAGAAATGCTCTAATGTCTCTTTGTGGAAAAACGGATCATAGTTGTATTTCTGCTTATTTCGATCCATTTTCAGCGATACCTTGTAGTCTTCTACCGCTTGCAAGACTACCGCATTCGCTAAATTCAAGTAACAATCCGCATTTACTCTCCATGCACCTTTGGTTCCTATCATGGCAGTTACCTAAAACGGACTTTCGAAGATTTCTGTCTGCGCTCCAACAAGGTTACTGGTAAATTGAGCAAACTGTGCAAGTCCATCGACTGTATCGTCCTTTATATTCTTGCCAGCTACGGTATAACTCATAATCAGACCCATAGCTTTTCCGTAATCGGACTTAGGTATATATAACGACTTGTCCTTAAACAAACAATGCTTCTTCACCCACTCGGCATTCACAATGATTTTGGTTTCCTTGTTCTGCGTGGTGTAGTGCATTGTTATTCCACACGCTTGCTTGCCCTGGATGCGCTTCTCCACTTCTTCCGCAACTCTATCTCCACCGGAATTACTTTCAAAGTCAACAAGTTGCATCCTGTTGTTGATGATGATATCCGCAATCCTTTGATACTGGATCTCAAAATCAGATTCGTCTGAGCATATGCAGTCTTCCATGTAGTAGTCGGACCCGTATTGATAAAAACACGGAAGAAACATATCATCCGTTCCTTTAGCTTTCGTATCGCAGATACCCGTGATGGAATCTGGCTCTCTATCCGGCAGAGTGATGTATCTCCGCAGCGAGTCTTCCGGATAAAGCAATCCTTCTCGTTCGATAGGTTCGTTCTTATACAAGCACCGGTACGATACGTCATCCATCGTGTTTGCCACATCTTCGAAGTATTCCTTCGAAAAGCCTACTCCGTACTTGTAATTGAAATTGCTTTCACCAGTAACAGGATCAAGGTCAGGGACAGCTATAAACCTAGCCCGTGGATTTCCGGCATATTTGATTTTTAATCTTCCCACCACATCATGAACTGACCATCTTGTGCAGAAATGAAATTCTTTGCATTTATCGATTCTTCTTTGAAGCAAATCAACAGCATATGCTTGCCACACCTTATCAAGTCTTGGTTTGCTTACTGCTTCTTCAATTCCCGAAATTAAGTCATCGTTCAGGAGATATCTGTTCGCTCTCACACGACCAGCCAGATTCTGTCCGATAGAAACACATGACAATGACTTGAATGGTTTGTATTTGCCGAAATTTATCTGCATATCCTTTGCATTTGTTGAGTACAATTTGCATTCCGGAAAGACCTCTGCGAATTTATACTCCGGAGTCCCCGTAAGAGCAGATACAGCGTCATAGAACATTCTGCAAACTGAACCGCTATGAGACGCAAAGATACTGTAGTCATCAATGTGCCGTCCAATCACCCAAGTAATGAAAAACTCTTCCATCGTGGTCTTACCAGCACCAGGTACGACAGATACACCACCGACATCAAGTTTGTCATCTTCCATGTCTTGCATCAATTGGATTGCACCTATCTTTATCAGCTGGTCCCGTCTCGGCAGATAAAATCTGTTCTTCGCCGGACGCTCACGCTCCATGTATATCATGTAGCTGTCGAAATCGTATCTCGACAACGTGTGCAACGCTTTCCAGTACAAGTCCATGAACCGCAGATCCGTCTGCACTTCTTCCAGGCAGATATTCCTGACAATCTTACTGTTCTCGACTACTACGTCCCGATTCGGGATGTCAAGGTAGTTTCCGCAGTCATCGAATCCCTCTTCCTTCACAGCAATGCACATATCGATGAGATTCGACAGATTGCCATACACATGAAGGTCCATGCTCCGTATTCTGTTGATCGCTTCGATGTTTGTCATTGCCATGATAGGTGCCTTTTTGTTTTTCGGAGAAATTTTGGAACGGCAGCCGATACATAGCAGTTGTACCGGCCACCATTGTTAACTATTGTCAGATTCGTACTTCGGACAGTTCGGGTGATCATCATCCTCTACCGGATACCACCCATACACATCACATAAACAGTCATCATTGTTACTGCAAGTTCCACAGCATCGATTTCTCTCGTTCATATAACTGTCCTCCGTAAACGCTATTCATTTGTTCCAACAGCCCATGATGGATTCGAACCATCGAAATCTTGCCGTCAAAGGGCAATGCCTTTCCGCTTGGCGAATGGGCTTTGTGCAGTTCCGAATAAAGAATTCAATTATTTGGTTTCCATCATTACGTTCCGACCGATACCTTTGCTCATCGGCAACTTTATTCGACATTGTCATTCTCTGTGAGGTGTCCTGCTCTCTCTCACATCATTCGGGAGCGACCCGACTACTTGCAGGAGTTGGATTCGAACCCACAGCATCAGGGCATGAACCTGATAAGTTTCCGTTACTCTATCCTGCTATGGTCTGATATACGGTGCAGTTGCGAAAATTACCCATTCAACATAACAACTTTATACCTAGAGGAGGCGGTATTCATCAAAACATGACAAGAAAGTACGACAGCGTCCGAAACATAACCACACCGTATATCAGAGATACCCCCACGGACCGTCTGAAGGTCCTTTAGTCACAGCCATTTGCCGTATGGGGGAAGGAGATAAGTATACAAAAATGAAAAAGATTCATTTCTGCCAAAGTTAAATGTCATCACCTATCATTCTGTCCAGTACATGACAAGCGATGTCGTGGGAATTCGTGATGCCCGAATCCATCAAAGCTGATTCTATCGTCAGCAAGTTGCCTTTGTAGTAATCATCCCGTTTCGATAACTCAAACCGGATTATCTCGTTTGCTTCCGTCAAATTTTTCGGCGAAATAGATATCCATGCCTGACCGATGTTCGCTACATCGATGTCCGATAAAGTGTTTAACTCCAAGTGAACTGTCGGTATCGAATCCACCGCAGCTTCATACTTCACGCTCCGGCAGTGTATCGGTTTCCCGTTTATCTCAACTGTGGTCGGTACAACTCGACCATTCTCGTTATATACTCTAAGTCTATTTATCATCATTGCTTATTCCTCACAGGGGTAGGTAGGGGACCAACTCCAAAAGCCTGAAGGTAAGTGGCAAAACAAGTCAGTCCCCAGGTGATGGGCTAGGATTTGCACCTAGCATGACAAAGATATAACCATATGAACCACTGCGTCCAGAACTACTTCGTCCACCATAGATTATTCTATACGCCACGCCGGAATCGAACCGGAGTCTCTGTCTATCTGTACACTTCTTAGCGTCTACCTTTTCTCGCCACCATCACTCTTTATTTTTCAATGGTGAATCATCAGTTCCCTCGACCCGTCTTTGTACAAGACGTAACCGACTTCATCACAAATTGCTACATTTCCTCTCACTCGGATTATCATATCGACATTGCTTTGATATTCCTCAATGTTGTGATCATCAAGGTATTTCTGAAATCTGTATCTGATATCCTCGAAGAATTACTTAAAGACTATCTCTCTAAAATTAATAATAGTGAGGTTGATTAATATATATATATATATATTATTTATATATAATCATCATTACTCTGCTATCTATTGGAGTAATTAAGTCCTTTTTTTATTTTTGGGAATATTGGAAGGACTAAACAAGGAAAAAAACCGCTCCCTGCAGACCCCCGTACGGCTCAAACCGGAAAACATAAGAAAGCAAGTAATGATCAAATCTAATAGTTATTCATAACTACTTTTCGTTGTTTGTCGTTGTAATGAATCGCAACACCACGAAAGGCAAGTTCATGGCTGTTTTTTTTCGGAAATAATCACGGGAAAAGGGGACGGCTGCCACCACGGTATACCACACCACCACGACAGATACCAAACCGCAACGACAGAACAAAAGCAAGTCATTGTCTGAATTGTGTCTAAGTTGTGTGAACTATTCACATAATCGTAATTATGCGAATACATACCACAATCCGTTCTATGTCACTCAAAACGCTATTTATTACAAGTAAACAATTTATGTATAAACATAACAAAATCTAACGAAACACACTTTCGCTGTATTATAATTCCTTATAATCCGATTCAATCGGTAGATTGTCGACTAATTCTTTCTTAATCTCTTCTGTTGACTTTTCGGGTTTTGGTTGTGTGTTTGCGTCAATGTCTATTCTTTGTACATCTTCCAATCCATCAAAGTTCTTTTGCCAAAATATCAACGTTGCCGGATTAAGTTTCCCTTGACTTCCCAACATTTCCCGTATACTTGACAATGTCTTACAAGCTTTTTTAATTAGTTCGATACTGTCAACACTTGCCCCTTTTGTTATCCTTCCATGTATCAATTCAAATACTTGTCTTTTATCTAATCCCAAAGAAGCATATAAACCCAAATTACCAGGACGTAAACCCTTGTTTATGCAATTAGTGAAATAATTATTTATAGCATATTCCACCTGTTTAGAATCTGATAAATCCGGAATATCGGAATTAAAGATATCTAAAGCATATTGTATTACTTTTGTATTTTCTTCTATGTCCATATTGGAATTATCAATCATAGGACTATAGTTTTTTATATTCGGGTTACCTCTTGCCATATATAAATCACTCACTTTTTATATATATAATATATATAATAATAGGGTTTTATACTTTGATTTGCTTTTATGATGTGAAAAAGACGGGACTCTTTACGGACATACACTATAAGCTGGAATAAAAAAACAGATCTGTTTTCCCGTTTTTGAGTAACAAAAAAAGGCCCGTACAAATCCACATCACAAAATAATCACTAAAAAGTGATCACTTGTAAGGAGTGGACTTTATACAGCCCCTTTTGCTTTGACCTTTTCCGGTCCTTACATGATACATAATATAAAATAACCTTGTATATTGTCAAGTACTAAAAACGCACAAAATAGAAAAATATATAATCCGGAATGATATTATATAATATCCGATCATGCTATATATATTATATATATAATAATAGGGTTTTTATAATATACTATTATTTTGAGAATGCTATATATATTATATATAATTCTCAAAACTAAAGTATTTTCATAAACTAGAATATATTCTAAAAAATAAAAAGA